ATGCACAGGGTATAAGTTACGCTGCATCTGGACCTGTAACATCAACTTTAGCTGGTGGTAAGAACTATGGTGGAACTGCAGATACAACTTCTGCTGGTTCATTTACAGTCACAATCGGTGATCTAGGAACTGGTTATGATTTATTTGAGAATCCAGAAGAGACTGATGTAGATTTCTTGCTTATGGGTTCTTCAAACTATACTAAAGAAGAGTCACAAGCACTAGCAAACAAAATCATTTCAATTGCTGAATTAAGAAAAGATGCTATCGCATTTGTTTCACCTAACAGAGGATCATTCTTAAATGACACCGCTGCTGGATCAGTTACAGTTTACTCAAACTCACAGATTACTGACAATCTAGTCAGTTACTTCTCACCAATCACATCAACTACATTCGGTGTATTTGATAGTGGTTACAAGTACATGTATGATCGTTTCAACGATACATTCCGCTATGTTCCAATGAATGGAGACATTGCAGGAACATGTGCAAGAAATGACATTAACAACTTCCCTTGGTTCTCACCAGCGGGAACAGCAAGAGGTACAATCCTCAATGCAGTGAAACTTGCATACAATCCAAATCAATCACAGAGAGATACACTTTACTCAAATAGAGTAAACCCAGTTATCTTCTCACCTGGTGCAGGAATCATACTATTTGGTGACAAAACAGGATTTGGAAAAGCATCAGCATTTGATCGCATTAACGTTCGTAGATTATTCATCTACCTTGAGAATGCAATTAAGGCTGCTGCAAGAGATCAACTATTTGAGTTCAACGATGAGATTACAAGAACTAATTTCATTAACATAGTTGAACCATTCTTACGTGATGTTCAATCAAAACGTGGAATATTTGATTTCAGAGTTATTTGCGATGAAACAAATAACACTGCTGCTGTTATAGATAGTAACGAATTTGTAGCAGACATCTTTATTAAACCATCGAGATCAATTAACTTTATCGGTCTCACCTTCGTTGCTACAAGAACTGGCATCTCATTTGATGAAGTCATTGGTTCTGTTTAATTAAATTAGAGGTATAAAAACAAATGGCAACCCAACTTAACAGACCACCATTAAGAAAGATTACCGATTTCAAGAGTAAATTGATCGGTGGTGGTGCAAGACCTAATCTATTTGAAGTTGAACTTGCTTTCCCAGAAGAGATTGCAATTGACAACGATGTAAAGGAAAAGGCAAGGTTCTTGGTGAAGGCAGCAGCACTTCCTGCATCTAACATCACTCCAATTGATGTTAACTTTAGAGGTAGGATTCTTAAGATTGCTGGAGACAGAACCTTTGATACATGGACAATCACAGTTATCAACGATACTGACTTTGCGATTCGTTCTGCTTTTGAGAAGTGGATGAACTCAATTAACAGATTGTCTGATGCAACAGGTACAAACAATCCAGCAGATTATCAAGAAGATGCTTATGTTCACCAGTTAGATCGTGATGGATCTACATTAAGAACATACAGATTCTATGATGTTTTCCCAACTCAAATAAGTCAAGTTGATTTATCTTACGAAACAGTTGACACAATACAAGAGTTTACTGTAGAATTACAAGTACTATACTATGAGTCTATTAAAGGAGTAGGAGCTAATGCTGGAGGAGAGAGCATTACCTAAAACTGATAAATAGTGCTATAATAGAATAAAAAGCAGGTTATACTATGCCAAGACTATTTGGGTTCTCTATTGATGACCAACAACAAAAACCACCATCGGTAGTCGCTCCCGTCCCAAAAACCAATGAGGACGGAGTTGACAATTATATCGCTAGTGGTTTTTATGGTCAATACGTAGATATTGAAGGAGTTTACAGAACAGAATACGACTTAATGAAGAGATATCGTGAGATGGTTCTTCATCCAGAAGCAGATTCTGCAGTTGAAGATGTTGTAAACGAAGCAATTGTCAGTGATTTGTATGATTCACCTGTAGAAATTGAATTAAGTAATTTAAATGCAAGTGATAAATTAAAAGAAAAAATTCGTGAAGAATTCAAATACATTAAAGAGATAATGGATTTTGATAAGAAAGCACACGAAATTTTTAGAAATTGGTATGTGGATGGTAGATTATATTATCTAAAAGTTATTGATACTAAAAAACCAGAGGATGGAATACAAGAAGTAAGATATATTGATCCGATGAAGATGAAATTCATTCGGAAAGAAAAGAAAAAAGATCAAAATGAAAATATAGTTTCAAATAGAGCAGTTGATATTCGTCAGGCAGTTTATCCTGATATAGAAGAATATTATTTGTATACACCAAAACCTAACTTTCCAACACAATTTTTCTCAAGTGGTAGTCCTGCAAGTGGAAAAGGTGGTATTCAAATTGCAAAAGATTCAATTTGCTATGTGACATCAGGTTTATTTGATCGTAATAAAGGAACTTGTTTATCATATTTACATAAGGCAATCAAATCATTAAACCAACTTCGTATGGTTGAAGATAGTCTTGTAATTTATAGATTATCAAGAGCACCAGAAAGAAGAATATTCTATATTGATGTTGGTAATCTTCCAAAAGTAAAAGCAGAACAATATCTCAGAGATGTGATGATGAGATATAGAAACAAGTTAGTATATGATGCTAATACTGGTGAGATGAGAGATGATAAGAAATTTATGTCAATGATGGAAGATTTCTGGTTGCCTAGAAGAGAAGGTGGTAGAGGAACTGAAATCACAACATTACCTGGTGGTCAAAATCTTGGTGAAATTACTGATATTAATTACTTCCAAAAGAAATTATACAGATCATTAAATGTACCAGAAACTAGAATTGCTGGTAGTGATGCTGGTTTCTCATTAGGTAGATCATCTGAAATTCTAAGAGATGAAGTTAAATTTAGTAAGTTTGTTGGTAGAATGAGAAAGAGATTTACACATCTCTTCAATGATATTTTAAGAACTCAATTACTTCTTAAAAATGTTGTTACTCCAGAAGATTGGGATATTATGAGTGATCATATTCAATATGATTTCTTATATGATAATCATTTTGCTGAACTTAAAGATTCTGAATTATTACAAGAAAGATTAAATCTTGCTGGTGCTGCTGAACCTTATGTTGGTAAATATTATTCTGCTGATTATATAAGAAGAAAAGTTCTTAGACAAACTGATCAAGAAATCATAGACCAAGATAAACAAATTAAACAAGAAATAGCAAAGGGAATCATACCTGATCCCAATGCTCCAGTTGATCCAGCTACTGGACAACCTATCCCACAAACCAATGGAGTTCTTGGTAAAAATACTTTAGAACCTGAAGTTGAAGAAGAAAAATCTGAAGCTCCAGCAACTCCATCTGGTGGAGAGATATAAATAACCTTATAAGACTACATTTATTGATATGGAAGAACTTATGGATTTGCTTGTGAGTGATGAATCACCTTCACAGGTAAGCGATAAAATAAAAGATATTCTCTACTCTAAGAGTGCAGAGAAGATTACAAATGTAAGACCAGAAGTTGCATCATCATTATTTGATGATGGAGAAGAATTAGAAGATTCTGAAGAAACAACTGATGAATTAGAAACTGAAACTGAAGAGGAATCTGAAGTAGAGGATCAAGAGGAATTAGAACCTGTAGAATAGAGTTCATAATTGCTAAATAACGTATAGGATTAAAGTAACCTTATAAAATAATGGCATTACAACCCGTTGGAAGTGGATCATCAATAGCTAGTGGAGCATCTGCATCTCACGCAAAATTCGCACATAAAACTGATGTAGTGAGAGTTTATGCTGATGGATGTACAGCAACTGTTGCTGTTGGAAATACTGCTGTTGCAACAGCTACTGATTTCATAGTTCCAGCAAATCATGAGCCTGAATCTATTAACATAGGAAGACCAAGTGCTCAAAGAGTAGTTGGTGTAACAACTACAGCCACAACTACTATTATTGATTTTCCAGAGGGAACTGGTGCACCATTTTATGTTGGTCAAAGAGTAAGTTTAACTGTAACTGATCCTCAAAATAGACATTTTGAGTTTACAGATAAACCAATTGCAAGTATTAATAATACTTCTAATGTTGGTGGTTATTTTGGAACAAGACTAGTAGTCACACATAATTATGGTGCTATAGTTGGTGTTCATACAGCATATATTAGTTCAGAAGGTCAAACTGCTGAATTAAGAGATGTGGTTCACATTTCTGCTTTGGCAAAACCAAATGGTCATGGTCTTGCTGCAACAGGAGCAGTTCATTTCCAACAAGTTCAAGTTACCAGTGGAGCATAATGAAACTTATTAGAGAAGAAATAGAATCAGTTGACTTCATTGTTGAAGAACGCAATGGTAAGAAGTCAATGTATATTGAGGGTATTTTCTTACAAGGAGATATTCAAAATAGAAATGGAAGAATGTATCCAATAGACACCTTAAGAAAGGAAGTTCAAAGATACAATGAATCTAATATTGTGACAGGAAGAGCACTTGGTGAACTTGGACATCCAGATGGTCCTACTGTTAATCTTGACAGAGTTTCACATAAAATTGTTTCTCTCAAAGAGAATGGAAGCAATTTTATAGGAAAAGCAAAAATTCTCAATACACCAATGGGAAATATTGCAAAGTCTCTCATAGATGAGGGAGTAAAACTTGGTGTTTCATCAAGAGGAGTTGGTTCTTTGAGACCAACAAAAGAAGGATATAATGTTGTTAGTGATGACTTCATGTTATCCACTGCTGCTGATATAGTAGCAGACCCTTCTGCACCTGATGCTTTTGTTGAAGGAATTATGGAAGGAAAAGATTGGGTATGGGATGGTGGTGTTCTTAGAGAACAACAAATTGCCAAAACATACAAAACAATCAACACTCTAGTTGATAAAAAACAACTAGATGAAAATAAATTAAATGTTTTCAACAATTTTCTAAATTCGTTGTAAAATTTTAATCTACTAAATAAATATAGATTTAAGTTAAATAAATCCAAATGTCTCGTGGTACAAAATTACAAGAAATGGAGCAATCTAAAACTGCTGTGACTGCCAACGCAACTCCTGGTGATGCTGCTATGCCTACTGCAGGTAGTAATGCATCTGGGGTAACTGTTGCTGGTAATTCAGCTCAAGTAGAAGACCTTGGAGGTCCTACACCCCAAAATTACAAACCAGATGATGATTCTGCCAAGTTAAAAGAACCTGGTGCGACTCTAAAACAGGTTGCTGATGTCATCACTAAAAATGCTGCTAAAGCTGATCCAATGCCAACTGGTAATGCAACACCTGGTACACTATCTCAAGGAGATGACGTGGAAATAGAAGACTCACAAGAAGTAGTTTCTGAAGATCAATCAGAAGAAACCACAGAAGAGGCAATTGTTGATGAGAGTATTAACATTGAAGATGATGTTAATGCACTATTAGGTGGAGAGGAATTATCTGAAGAATTTAAAGAGAGAGCAAAGACAATCTTTGAAGCTGCTCTTAATTCTAAGATAAAAGAAATTCAAGATACTCTTGAAATCCAGTATGAGCAAAAACTCAATGAAGAAAAGGAAGAATTAAAAGTCTCTCTACAAGAGAGAGTTGATTCCTATCTTGAGTATGTTGCTGAAGAATGGATGACAGAGAATCAACTAGCTATAGAGCACGGTCTTAAGACTGAAATGACTGAATCATTCCTATCTGGAATGAAGGGTCTTTTTGAAGAACATTATGTAACAATCCCTGAAGACAAATATGATGTGCTAGAAAGCATGGTAGAAAAACTAGATGACATGGAAACCAAGCTCAATGAGCAAATAGACAAGAATATTGGTTTAAACAAGAGACTTGGAGAGTCTGTTGCTACTGGTATACTTGAGTCTGTTTCTGATGGCCTTGCTGCTACTCAGAAAGAGAAGCTCGCTTCACTTGCTGAAAGTGTAGAGTTTGAAAGTGAACAAAAATATCGTGAGAAGTTAGAAGTTCTTAAGGAATCATACTTTGCAAGAACAACTAATGAGTCTGCTAAAGAAATCTCTAAAGCACAAACCCTTTCTGAGGGTGTAGATAGCACACCAGCTCCTGTTTCATCAGGAATGGATGCTTACTTAAACGCTTTAGGTAGTTTCAAAACAAAAAAGTAGATTTGAATTAATTATTAATCAAACGTAAATTTCACACAATTAGGTAAATCGCAATGTTCCAATCAGAACAATTGCAAGAAAAGTGGGCACCACTCTTAGACTATGAAGGTCTTGATCCAATCAAAGACGGTCACAGAAGAGCAGTAACCTCTGTCTTGCTAGAAAACCAAGAAAAATTTTTAAAAGAAGAACAAGCATTTTCATCAGGTATAAACTTGATGGAAACACCAACAAATGGTGCCAACGCAGCTGGTGCACAAGGTGGATTTGGTGCAGACTCAACTGCAGCTGGTCCTACAGCAGGTTTTGATCCAGTTCTAATTTCTTTAATTAGAAGGGCAATGCCTAACTTAGTTGCTTATGATCTTGCTGGTGTTCAGCCAATGTCTGGACCAACAGGTTTGATCTTTGCAATGAGATCCAGATTCACTAACCAAAGTGGAACTGAAGCACTATTCAATGAAGCAGATACTGCTTTCTCTGGAACAGATGCTGGTTCTGACACAACATTAACTAGAGATTTCTCAGATATTAATGTTGGTTTAGGTACAGTTACACAGAATGGTACAAACCCATCAGCCCTTAACCCAGTTGGTACTGCATCAACAAACACTGCAGCATACACAGTTGGTCAAGGTATGCCTACTGGAGATGCTGAATCACTAGATGGTACAGGCAATGATGCCTTCAACCAGATGGCATTCAGTATTGAGAAAGTTACTGTTACTGCTAAGTCAAGAGCACTAAAGGCAGAGTACAGTTTAGAACTAGCTCAAGACCTTAAGGCAATTCATGGATTGAATGCAGAAGCTGAATTAGCAAACATTCTTTCTACTGAAATCCTTGCTGAAATCAACAGAGAAGTCATCAGAACAATCTATATGACTGCTGAACAGGGTGCTGTTTCAAACACATCTACTGCAGGTAATTTTGATTTAGACATTGACTCAAATGGAAGATGGTCTGTTGAGAAGTTCAAAGGACTTCTATTCCAGATTGAAAGAGATGCTAATGCTATTGCACAGAGAACAAGACGTGGAAAGGGCAACATGATCCTTTGCTCTGCTGATGTTGCTTCTGCATTAACAATGGCTGGTATCTTAGACTACACTCCAGCATTAAATTCAAACTTAAATGTTGATGACACTGGTAACACATTTGCTGGTACAATCAATGGTAAGTTCAGAGTGTACATTGACCCATATTCTGCTAACCTAACTGCTGCTAACGCTCAAGGTTCAGGAAATGCTGGTGAACAGTACTATGTTGTTGGATACAAAGGTACATCACCATATGATGCAGGATT